CACGACTGATAACTACCACCTCAACTAAAAATACGCTTGCAAAACACAAAAAAGTATGATATAATATTGTTATATCTAAAGAGATTAAACAATTGGTGATTAAACCCTAGTTTAAAACAACTGCACCAAGCTGTGCAGGACCAGGCGACGTTTCGCGAGGGCCCCTGAGTACCAGCAAGCCTAGTGCAGTTGTTGTAGGAACTAGAGGTGTTAATCACTACAATTCCCAAATTGGGTAATTGTTTTGTTTTATACAAATTATAATAAATTTTTATACCCCATTTTTTACGCTAAAACTCGATGCCAAAACTAAATAAACTGGAAGCGATTCCACTACAAGAAATCGCTAATGTGGTCGACCCTAAACTGCTAGAATCCTGGACCCTAGATCAACAACTGATCACTAAGGAAGGTTGGTTGTGGCCCCAGATTGCGGCACATTATACCCGTTGGAACCTTATCCTAGATGACCATGGTGTGGTTGACATTCCTAAAACCTTAAAAATCAATATTTGCAGTGATTGGGACTTAGGTTTATGGAGACTGGTGTGTAGAGTTCCTCGTTCCAAGCTAATTCGTCGTCAAAGTGACCCACAGAGTGTAAATTGGAGTGCACTAGCCCCCACAATCATGCTAGCACAAAAACGTGATCGAGGTGTGGGGTACCAGCAGTGGCCTCTCCAAGGCTTAGACAGGATTATTAGTCGAGACCTCTACGAGTGCTTGAGGTGGGCTGAGGAAAATACTACCTGGAACGGTTTAGGGTCGGATGAGTTAGTAGAACTTCGCACTAGGGGCCTAACCATCAAAACTGGACAACGAAGTGGTCAACAAAGATCAGCACTAGCAACTTGGCAACTTACAGGCTTAGACTCGCCTTGGCGGGAAGTACCCAAACTAGTACTCACTATGCTTACACAAATCTGGGTTTGCCATCCACAGCTCCGAACTCCTTACCTGATCTTAGACCCGTGGCAGTGGGACCGGATGCCCCAGCCACTGGTACCAGACGAAATTTTTTCGGTTGCGGCGGTTGAGGGTCCCCAACAAGTCAAAGTCGCAGATATGCCATGGGACGATTAACAACATGAAATATACTAAAGAAATCACTGACCGTCTAGTGCAAAGGTACCGGGAAGGTGTCCCAGTGGACGTGCTGGCTCAAGAGCTCCAGGTGCCAACTCGTAGCATAATTGCCAAGCTCAGCTCGCTCGAGGTCTACCAGAAAAAACAGTACCTAAACAAACGCGGTGAGGTACCGGTCAAGAAGTCAGAATACATAGAACGAATCGCCCTACTGCTCAACATGAACCTTGAACTGCTCGAAAGTCTGGAAAAGGTCAATAAAGGTGTACTTGAGGTCATAGAACGGGAATTAAGTAGGAATAACCGACCCTAAATCGTTAGAAGTTAAAAAAACCCCCAAAGCTGTGGAAGCTTTGGGGGTTTTGTCTTTGTGGGCACAAATTGTACCGACTTGCCGCGGCTTAGGGTCAGAACCCCTATAAACTTGCTCTTGACACATAAAGGTTTAGCACTGTATAATATTGGCGCACCAGACCAAGTGCAAAAGCCCACCAGTTTGCACTGGTGGGCTCAATTCCTGACCCTAAACCGTAGTCTGCTGGGCATGGGGCACCAGTTTTCGGGTTTGGGTTTCGCTCTTGGTGAGCTCATCAGAGGAATAGGGGGAAGGGCAGCAACGATGGTTGAGATTGCTGCGGTTTAGGGTCAGGTTGATTCCCCCGAGTGCGTTCTCTAGCGGTTACTGCCTCTAGATAATTGACATTAGGGACCGATCAGAGCCAGACATCATAAAACTACAGACCAATATTACCATCTGCTAGCAGTAACTAACTGCTGCCTTTCTGAAGGGATAGTTTGGAAATCAAACTTGAGTCTCGTACTTAGGTTATCGACACTTGTAGTTGGCTAAGTGGACTCTGTTTGTGCGTGTTATCGCCCTTCCCAAACTATAATAATATTATACACTGTTTGAACGGGGGCTGCAAGAGTAAATTTTTGCAGCCCCCGGGTTGATCAGGCTTTGAGCACTTCGACCAGGCGGGTCAAAACATCCTGATTTGCTTTTTCCAGCGATTCAAACTGTTCACTATTCCGATCACATACTTTAGCAATGCGCTCGACCAGCTCAGCTTTGGTGACTCGGGCCGCCTGTGTAGTCCGGGTCTTCGCTACGTACACACCCTCGCGTGAAAGCTTAGCAACCACACTACGCACACTTTTACCTACTTGCTCAGCCAGTTGCTCAACACTTACACCTTGCTGATACTTCTGGACCAGTTCCTGAACTTGTTCAGGGGTATAGTTCATTACTTTGTCAGTCATTTGGGTTCTCTCATCAAGTTATATAAATATTATACAGGGATTAGGCTTGGGAATCAAGTCAAGATTTTTTAGGCTTCAACCAGTCAGGTAAATCGCCTACGGTATCCGGTGGCACAAATTTGTTCATGTTGTTCCTTTAATCGCTGACTCAATATAAATATTATACATGGCTTAGCGGTCGCGGGCAAGACTAGATTTTTCGATTTGCCACTTTAGCACTGGCGCAGAAAGACCAAGTTTTTGCACTTGCCAAGGTTTTGCACTGGCGCACGCGCAAGATTTTGCACTTGCCAAGGTTTTGCACTGGCGCAACCTGCCCTGGAGGTTAGTAAGTGCTCACTAACTTGGTCCGGTTAGTAAGTGCTCACTAACTTGGTCCGGTTAGTGAGTGCTCACTTCGCTAGGCTGGCACGAATCTTGCTAGTGGCACGAATTTTGCTTGGTGCGAATGAGAATCATTCTCATCTAGGCCTGGCACGAATTTTGCTTTGTGGTAAAAAAGCCACGGTTACAAATTGTTACAATTCTGCGCTTGACACGGGCCGATTTTATATGATAAAATCGGCGCCAGCGCCTGGCACAGTTCTTGCTAAGGCAAAAACTGTGCCAGGCTGGGCCGGGCCGAAAAAAAGCCCCGACCGGAGTCGGGGCTGGCACAATCCTTGCCTAGTTAGATAGGCTTGGAATTGGCAAGCGCATCAAAAATCGCCTTCAGCGCGCGCTTGTTCGCTTTGGTAAGCGAGTCGGTATCAGCTTCGCTCAGGTTCAGAATTCGACCGATAGCATCCGCAGTCATATCCTTTTTCTGAACGGGTTCGCCGGTTTTCGTGGTATAAACCTTTTTCTGGTAAACACCTTCACGCGACAATTTCGCCACAATCGAGCGAACCGATTTGCCGAGATTTTCGGCAATGCTTTCCACGGTAACGCCAGCGGCATAATCGGCCACCAATTTTGCGGTCTGTTCCGCAGTGTAGTTCACGGTTTTTTCAGCCATGATATTTTCCCTAGTTTCGGGCAAGTGCCCCATGCACCTGCCACAAAAAAGATTCTACACGAAAATTCAGCCCTGCGCCCTGGGCAAGCGATTGTATTTTTTAATCGACACGGACACAACCATAGAAAAATATTTTTCAGAAAACCCTTGACACGGGCAAATTTTATATGATAAAATTTGGCGCCAGCAAAAGTGTGATGTTATAACATCACACCCGTGTGATGTTATAACATCACATAGGCCTGGCAAAAATAAACCCCTTTCGGGGTTTTATTTAGTTATTAAATCCGGCAATATTAACGCCATAATGTCGCCGGAAATATTTTCGCCACCGATCAAAATAACCTGATGGAGAATGATTTACTGGAAGATTATTTTCAGATTGCCAAGCGTGAATATATTCATGCACAATCGTGGCAAATAATTCTACGGGATTCCAGATTTCAGCGCGTGAAACTTGGATTAGGTGATAATCGAATTCATCTTCCCATAATCCTACACAATAAACACCGCCCAGATTTATAGTCTTGCAAACCTGCAAAACTACGGGTTTGCAAAGTTCAATTTCAGTTTCCGCAATTCGCTGGAATAGTTCAATGTCTGATTTATGAAACTTCATTTTCTGGTATCCTCAATTTTGAAAAAAATCATTACCGCAAGGCAAAGCGAATTAAACAGATAATTACCTAGCAAAATCCAGTCTTGTTTAGGCCAGATATAAATAATCGTAAATACTTCGCCAATTGCCCAAAGGATTAAAAACATCCATGACAAACCCTCAGCGGATCGTTTACGGTAGCATTCGACAACCTGTGGAATTGCACAGGTTGCAAATGCAACCGATCCGATAATACCGATTGCATCCGACATAATTAAATTGCCTTAAAGTGATTTTTGACCTGAAAATCATACCATGTATGCGCTTTAAGATTATCGCGCCATTGTTTGCGCTTGATAATACTGGTCAGGATGGGCAATTCAAAATCGCGCGCATCCTCGATAGCGGTATGTGGTTCAATCTTAAATTCACCCTGAATAAATCCGCATACTGCCTCAGCGGTAGTCTTAAAAGACATATTACCTTTTTCAGTCGGCGGATTAAATAGGTGATTTTCTAAACAGAATTGACGATATTTGCGCGAACCGCAAATATTACCGATTGCCGCTTGCCACAGGCAAAATCGATCCGTGAATACGTCAAGGTCAATCGCAGTATTGCGACATTTACCCTCATCAAAGTTTAGATTGTATGCCGTGAGAATAGGATTATATTTGCCTACCGCAAGCGCAAGCCAGCGATTAATTGCCGCAACTGATGCAAGCATACGCGCGCCAGAATCTAGCATGGCGACATATTGCGCTTCACGTTTACGCAAACCCGCAAAACCCCAAATATCTGATTTGTTTTTGTCGTGGAATAGAGTCTTATCCCCATATTCACCGCGAACCAGAACAGCACATTGTGTGAAAATCTTACCCTCACGATCAACAATTACCGCGCCAAAATCGGCCACGGTATCATTAATCGTTGTCTCAGTGTCAACGATACAAAAAAACTGCTTGCGAGCCATTTTCTACCCTTTACCGGAAAGCGCCGGAAATCGCGCGCGGCAATTGCCACAAACAGATTTTAGCACAGAATCCAGCCCCATGCAAAAAATTCTAGTGGGGCAAACCCTAGTGGAAAAAATACGACACGGGCCAGGCCTGTTACAATTATTTACAATTAAACCCTTGACACCGGCCCAATTTTAATAGTAAAATTGGCGCCAGCATGGTGTGATGTTATAACATAACATTGTTTCACATGAAACAATGTTATGTTATAACATCACATGGCCTGGGCAAAATAATAGGGGCGTATGCCCCTATCGTCCTTCAACCCATTGCCACATTACGGGTTCCTCCTCAAGGTATTCGCGCGCCCTGTATCGAGAGGTTGTTACCAGATGACCGACCAGTAGGAGGCAAAAGGCAGTTTTCATCAATGGCCCTGTTTGCTTGGAATGTAAACTCCACGGATACCGAAACGGTCGCAGACTGCTTTAAGGTAGTCCACATTATCCTCATAAAAAACAACATCGTCAGTCTGGAAGTTGACAAGGTTGAAAAACTTTGCTAGTCCACCGATTTTCAGGGTTCGACCTGATTGCGTATCGCCCTGTTTACGCGAAACGATATAATCGGGTTCGCCTAGAGTGTCGCGGATAAATTCTCGATCCGGTTCGCCTAGTACGCGCGCAGTCGCAATTATGGTATACGTTTCAGGATCGTCAAGGTCTTGCCAGTATTCTTCGACCAGCGGTAAGAGTGAATCGTCAAGCGCGCGGTATTCATTCTCGCGCCAGTAGTCTAGGTCGATACGCTCGCCACGCTCATCGATGATAGTCCGGTAACGATGCAGCGAGCATACAATGGTTCCGTCCATGTCGTAAATTCTAACGCGCTTGATTGCCATTATTTTAATTCCATTGTGTGAAAGGGTTTCGGTTCATACCCTAGAGTATACATGATTTCCTGCCATGGTTTGCCGTGATGCCGCTTATATTTTCGCCATCCGTTCAGGCAGTAGTCGATATAATGTGCAGTCTCATGGGTGAGAATTTGCCCCATCATTTCACGCCGGTATTCGCGCAAGTATGGGCCGCTGAGGGTAATCTCGCCAGTCTCCACAATGCACAAGCCAGCGGTACGGGTTAGCCGTTCCGAGATTTTGAAGGTTGGCGGGTTGTGCAATTCCAGTTCCGGCCAGATTAGGCAAGCATCTTGCCAAGGTTTTAAGAGCGGGTTTGAGTTCATGAGTAAGATAGTACAGGAAAATCGCGCCTAGTGCAAGCCAGGTGCCATTGTATTTTTCTATCGACACGCTCACGCCCATAGAAAAATTTTTTTGCAAAAACCCTTGACACCCGCCAATTTTATATGATAAAATTGGCGCCCAGGTGTTGCCTTTTGGCAACACCTGGGGTTTACCCTACTTTACATCACCCTTGACAAACCGCAAAAAAGTCAGTGCAACTTCCAGCGTGGTTTCGCCGGGCATACGGGGAAACGAAACCGTTTCACCCTGAAAAGCCCGTTCCATTGCCAGAATCTCCCCTTTGAGCGGGTCATAGGCGTCGAAGTCTGCACAATAGGCAACAGCGATTTTCACCCAGTTTACGGAATTGCGCGCCCATGTTTCGGGTACGCTGGGACGAACGGCAACCGTGATGCCTTCATCAACATCATACACAAGCGAACCACCTTCGCCCTCAAGGTCGGCCAGAAGGTTACGACGATATACAGAATCCCATTTAGTGATACGCATGATAAACCCTTTCAAGGTTAAGTTTCAGAGCCAGACCAACACAAATTCTTCGTCATAAGATACAGGCAAATCAGGAAAGTTATGCTCATCGAGCCAATCGTGTATATAGTACACAAATTCCTGAGCATCGTGCGAGTGTGGAAACGATATTGCAACCGCTTTGCGATCCTTGTGAAGTGCAAGGTTATCGATGCCAGCCCAAATCGCGCCACATTGCATGGCATGGTCAACTATCATTTGCGGATCGTTCATCATTTTGTTGCCTTGTGTTTTGTCCATGTAGAGAATTATACAGGTTTTTGGGGATTGTGCAACCCAGGGCATATAAGGAAAACCCTAATGACCAAAAAACCACGCTGTTACAAATTGTTACAATTAAATGCTTGACACGGGCCAAAATTATATGATATAATTTTGGCGCCAGCGTGTTGTAAAAATACAACACGCTCCCAAGCCTCGGGGCTTGCGCCCCGAGCCGTAGTGTGCTACGCCTTGCTGCGGATAAACTCCGCAATCGCAGCAAGCGCACGCTTGTTAGCTTTGGCAAGTGAATCGGTATCCCCTTCTGAAAGGTTCAGTGCCTTGCCGATTGCATCGGCGTGCTCATCCTTTTTGACGGGAGCCTCACCAGTTTTGGTTGTGTATTCCTTTTTCTGGTATACACCCTCGCGCGAGAGCTTTGCGACAATCGAACGAACCGATTTGCCCATTGCCTTGGCAATATCCTCAACCTGTATGCCAGCCTTGTAGTCGGCCACAAGTTTAAGGGTTTGTTCCGAAGTGTAGTTCGCAATCTTTTCAGCCATGATTTATTCCCCTTTGTCAATGAATGAAATTCCAAGCAAGCCAGCAGCAAAACCAGCAAGCGCAAGCATTACGCTGGTAAGCCAGTATATCACAGAACCCGTCGCGGGTATCTGGTCAAGCCCGCCGGCTACGCCGGCAAGCAACACAATCCCAAAAAACACAAGCCCAAAACCTAACGCGCTTTTCATATTAGCCTCAATAAAGATTGTAATTCATAACGTGGAAGATACGGCAACCCTTGTGCATTGCCTTGACAAGCCCGCAAGCATCATTCTCGCTTTGAGCCTGTAGTGTAACAGAACCTTGCTTGCCTTGCAAGTAGTAACTGATTGTATAGGTGTTCCGCATTGTGCTTCCCAGGTTGTGTGCTTCGATGTGTTTAATTATACAGGGTTGAAGAATCTATGCAAGCATTGAATTGTAACAATTTGTAACAGCGCCAGGCCTTGTGATGTTATAACGTAACAGGGGCGGTTTTTTGACTTGACAAACCAAAAAATCTGAGCGCCCACCCACGCGTGTAACACCAAGGAAAATTTACCCATTGACCCTAAACTGCAGAACGTGTTACACTTTAAAAAACTACAGGATCACCATGAACCAACTACCCACCGACACCATCAACATAAGCCCCGAACTGCTCGAGGTGGCTAATCTCTACCTAGAGCACCAAAACACCCAGGAGGTGGCCACTGTCCTCCAGCTAGAACCCCACGACGTTGCCCAAATACTCAAGCGTCCAGATGTTAAAAGCTACATAAACCAGGTATTCTTCGACTTGGGCTTCAACAACCGGTTTCGTATGCGGCGTGCCATGGATGCACTTATTAGTCAAAAGTTTCAGGAGCTGGAGGAGTCGCAAACGGGATCGACTAAGGACATATCGGAACTACTCGCCCTGAGCCACAAAATGAGCATGGAACTCCTAGACCGTGAAATTCAGCTGGAGAAATTACGGCAAGGTGGGCCTAAAAATCAGGTTAATGTGCAGATCAACGAGGGCGGTGACGGTACACGATATGGCCAGCTAATCCAGAAATTGTTGGGAGACAAACTTGCTTAAGGTGTCGAGACCCGATGTGGAGTGGGACGGCATTCAAGAATTCGACCCACATACCCGATTTATTAAACTACCAATCGAAAATTATCTTAAGCTCATCGGAGCTTGGGATCAACTCAACCGCGCGCAGCTGGCACTAATCAATGCGGTCAACAATCCACAATACCGTTTTGTTGTAGCCGCACTAGCTCGCAGGTTGGGCAAAACCTATATTGCAAATATCATTGCGCAACTAGTAAGCCTAGTGCCAAACTGCAATGTCCTAGTGATCAGTCCCAACTACAACCTCAGCTCCATTAGTTTTGAACTGCAACGCAGGTTTATCAAACACTTTGAGTTGGAGGTGGAGCGGGATAACCTAAAGGACCGGGTAATTGAGCTGAGCAACGGGTCAACAGTCAGGATGGGTAGTTTAAGTACTGTAGACAGCACAGTTGGCCGTAGTTACCAGCTAATCCTGTTTGACGAGGCGGCACTGGGTGATGCGGGCGAGGAGGCCTTTAACATTCAGCTGCGTCCGACCCTAGACCGGGTAGATGCTAAAGCTATATTTATTAGCACACCTCGTGGCAAGCAAAACTGGTTCTCCCGATTCTGGGATCGTGGGTTCTCCCCAGAATTCCCCGAGTGGTGTTCACTCTGGGCGGATTACGAGGAGAATCCCAGGATGAGCCCTAAAGATATTGAAGAAGCCCGCCGGTCGATGAGCAAGCAGGAGTTTGAGCAGGAATACCTTGCGTCATTCACTACATTTGAGGGTCAAATCTATGAACTAGGGGATACCAACATCATGCCTTGGGACCCCAAACTGCAAGAGGATGCTTCAACCCAGTTTCTTGGGGGCTGCGACCCGGGCTACCGTGATCCCACAGCCTTCCTAGTAGTAGCCTACCTGCCGGATCCACGTGATGCAGGCGAGGATAGGTTCTGGGTTATACGTGAGTACGAGGAGGCCGAGCAGACTACCCAGTATCATGCTCAACAAATTCGGGGGCTGGCAGACGAGTTCCAGATTGAACTAATCTTTATAGATAGTGCAGCAGCACAGTTCGCCCAAGACCTTGCCTACCAATACGATATTCCTACCGTTAGAGCTAAGAAGGATGTGTTACCAGGCATCGCCTATGTACAAACCCTAGTCGCACAGGGTAAGCTATGGGTAGATCCGGGCTGCACCAAGACCGTAGAGGCACTCAACCAGTACAAGTGGGATGATCGCGAGGGGCTTACACGTGAGAAGCCTAAGCATGATCGGTACTCACACCTTATGGACGCCTTGCGTTACTGTCTCTACTCGTTTACTAGATAATAATTATAACATAACTAGAAGGATTACACAAGTGAAAAAATTTATTCTTGTTGCGGGATTAGTTTCTAGCGCGGCAGTGGCCCAAGATTTTGGGTATGTGCAAACTCCTGTACTATGTGGCCCTTTTAGTCGGTTCTTAGAGGTAGTAGGTGACAAAGATATTGCTGAGCAACCATGGTGGCGTGGGCAAAATTTGGAGGCCAACTCTAGTTATCTTATATTTAAAAACCCTAAAACTGATGCTTGGACGCTAGTTATAGTACATAAAACTACGGCATGCTTACTAGGCATAGGTACTGTAAGTGAAACGTACACTACCCCCAAGACTGAAAATGTGCATTGACTTATAGCTGCCCCGGTGGTATAATACTAACATTATGGCAAAAAATACTCAAAAACGTATACCTGTAAAATGGATCCGAGACCGTGCCAAGGGTGCTTACCAAAAGCAATCCACTTGCTGGGTTTGTGGAACCAACCAAGACCTTGAACTACACCATACCCACAGTATTACCCTACTCCTTGAGCGCTGGTGCCAACAACTGGGCATCGAGCTGGATACGGATGATGAGGTACTTAGGGTACGGGATCAGTTCATTAGTGAGCATCACCGTGAGTTGTACGAACTAGTGTATACACTATGTAATCCACACCACGTCAGGCTACACCAGATATTTGGCAAAGCGCCTGGTCTGGGTACTGCTCAAAAACAGCAGCATTGGTTGGAACTGCAGCGTCAGAAACAGAGTGGTGAAGTTTTCCAGCAGCCTACGTGGGGATCTCCGTTTAGTGAGTTTACCAGTGGAGATAGCCGTGGGAATAAAACAATTTTTTAGTGACTTGCGCTGGAAACTCAATCCTGCGCAGGTTAGAATAGCACAAGAAGAGGGTACCATGATTGGTACCACTGCGCCCCTTACCTATCAGCAAGCGTTTAAGCGTGTTGAAATGGTTAACCGCGGCGTTAACTTAATTGTAAGTGCTTGTGCGGGTTTAGACTATGACGTCAAGGATAAGTTGTACGAGGGTGTGGTGGTAGGAACTCGTCAAAAGTCCCTAGCTACCATGCTAAACTACAGACCTAACCCCTACCAGAGTGCACAAGATTTTCGTAAAAACATATTTACCGACTATTTACTAGAAGGCAATGTGTTTGTACACTACGACGGTACGTTTCTCTACCACCTGCCCGCTTCGCGTGTAGAAATACTCACCGATGAAAAGACCTTTATTCGTGGATACCGTTACAACGGATTGGTAGACTTTCGGGAAGGGGAGGTATTCTCACTCAAAGACCTGAGTAGTGATAGTATTTACCGGGGATCTAGTAGGCTGGAAAGTGCACAGCGTTCGATTCGGACCTTGTACAACATGGAACAGTTTCAGGATGCGTTCTTTGAAAATGGTGCTGTGTTTGGCATGGTGCTTACAACCGAGAATACATTATCGACTATAGCCAAAGAGCGTACCATACAGTACTGGCAGCAAAAGTACAATCCTAAAGTGGGTGGTCGCCGTCCGGTTATCTTGGATAGTGGATTGAAGCCACAAAAGATTACGGACACCAGTTTTAAAGAAATGGACTTTGATCAATCGATCAAGACTCATCAGGAAAAGATCCTGCAGGCACTAGGCGTTCCGCCTATCTTGTTAATGGGCGGCAACAACGCTAACATTGCTCCTAACCTGCGCTTATTCTACTTAGAAACTGTGATGCCTATTGCTAAGTCCTGGGTAAGTGCTGTAGAACGGTACTTTGGCTACGACATAGAAGCCATCACACAAACGGTTTCGGCCTTACAACCAGATATTAAAGATATTGCCAGCTACCACGCTACACTGGTCAACGGCGGTATTATAACACCTAACGAAGCTCGCCAGGAACTCCGCTATGACAAGCTAGCGGGAGCCGACGAGATAAGAATTCCAGCTAACATTGCTGGTAGTGCAGCAAATCCATCCCAAGGGGGTAGGCCCCAGGGTGGAAATGAATAGAGGAAATTATGGTAGACAAAAATAAGATCCTGTACTTTAACAGTGTCTTTACTAAAGCTGAGCCGCTACCAGCAGAACCAGACGTAATTGAGATTAGTGGATACGCATCAACTGTGGATGTTGACAGACACGGCGATGTAATCCCCATCTCAGTCTGGGAAAAAGGCTTAGAGAACTACATAAAAAATCCTGTTATCCTAGCATTTCATGACCATACTCAACCAGTTGGTCGTATGACTGAGCACAAAGTAGATGCAAAAGGATTATGGATTAAAGCTAGGATCTCAAAAGCTGCTGAAAAAGTATACCAGCTTATCAAAGACGAAGTTTTAACAGCATTTTCAGTTGGATTTAGAATTAAAGATGCGGAATATAATACAGCCGCAGAAGTTTTCCTAGTCAAAGACTTAGAATTACATGAAATTTCGGTAGTTTCGGTACCAGCAAATCAAAACACACTTTTTAATCTTTCAAAATCGTTTAACTCCGTAACGGAGTATCGTGAATTTATAGAGCAATTTGCACCCCAAAGCGAGTCAGCTAAAGGGCTAGACACCACTAGGCAAGCAAAGAGCACAACCAAAGAGGAATTGGACATGACTCCAGAAGAATTAAAGCAATTACTAGCCCAAACAGCTCAAGACGCTGCACAGCAAGCTGCTAAGGCTATCAAAGAAGAACAAGCTCGTGTAGAAGCTGAGAAAGCTGCTCGTGAACAAGCAGAAGCTGAGCTACAAGCACGTATCAAAGCAGCTGTTGCTGCTGTAACTCCTACTGAAACTGGTGCAGAAAAGCTACTAGCCGAAGTAGAGAAGCGCTTCCAAGAGCAAGCTGAAAGCACCAAGAGTGTTATCACTGGCCTAGAAGCTGCCCTAAAAGAAAAAGCACAAGAGCTAGAAGCTATTCAGAAAAGCAAGATGCAATTCGTTGATGGCAAAGCTGGCGAAATGAGCTATGCTGACAAAGAGAAAGCAGTTCTCTTAGCCAAGATGAGCGGCAAAGCAATCGACCAGACACGTCTAGGTCGTGAATTAGTTCAAAAGTATGGTGGTACAGGTCAAAGCCCTCACCAGCCAAGCGCAACTTGGGAACTAGAAGTTAGCCTAGCAATGGAAAACGAAGTTCGCCGTCGCCTAGTCGTTGCTCCTACTCTACGTAGTATTGCAATGCAAACCAACGTAATGACTATTCCTGTAAACCCAGAAGCAGGTGTTGCAACATGGGTTCAGAATAGCCAGTTTGGTGCAGCAGCTTCAGCTGGTACTACTGCTGTTCATGCTCTTAAAGAAATTACTCTTAATGCATACAAAGTTGCTACAAACGAGTACGTAGCCTTCGAAGAAGAAGAAGACGCTTTACTAGCAATTATGCCTGTTATTCGTGATGCAATGGTTCGCCGTGTTGCTCGCGCTGTTGATCGCGCAATGCTACGTGGTGCTGGTTCTGGTGGAGATCCCGTTAAAGGTCTTGCCACATACGACGAAACAAGCGCAGTTAATCTAGATATTAGCGATGCTAATAAACTAACCGTTGCTAAACTACGCGAAATGCGTCGTGACCTAGGTGCTTGGGGCCTAGATCCTGCTGAGCTAGTTTATATCGTTTCAACAGATGGTTACTACGATCTCTTAGACGACGATAACTTCCTAACTGTTGATAAAGTTGGCACACAAGCTACTTTACTAACAGGTCAAATCGGTAGCGTTGCTAATACTCCAGTTCTAGTAAGTGCTGAGTTTGCTGATAAAGCCGCTGGTGCTGTTGGAGCAATCTGCTTTGCACCAGGTAACTTCCTAGTCGGTAATCAGCGTGGTCTACGTGTTGACACCGATGACCTAGTTGAAACACAACGTCGCGTAATGGTTGCCAGCCTACGCACTGGCATGACCCAAGTTACTACTAACCTTGGTCAGGGCGTAAGCGCTCTACGTTACGTAGCCTAATTCTCAGGGATGGGAACTAACAGGGCTATAAAGCCCTGTTTCTTGGCTAGATTCTAACGAGTCTAGCCCGGAAACAACAGGAGATAACATGGGATTAAGCCTTTTTACCAGACAAGAATATAAGTCGTACATAGGGATTAATAGCGCAAATTCTGACGGTGAAATTGATAGCTTAATTCCTAAGGTTTCACAGTTTGCAAAAACTTACTGCAAACGCACATTTATAGATTACTATAACGATCCTCTTATAGAATATAGTAGTGGCGGATTTGATCGTATTCTCCTACGCGAAACTCCAGTGGTCACAGTAACTAGTGTTCA